CAAGTGTAAGTAAGTGATGTGGAAAGGTCCATCCAGCATTTCCAGTTTCTGGGTCTCGTAGAAGTACACCGTTATGTGCAGCATCTGCTCCAACAATATATTCTTTTCCAACAGAGAGTCCCATACCTCGGGCCCATCCATTATTCCAACCGTCAAAGTGTCTGTCTCCTGGAGGTGTACCAACAAGAACTAAGTCGTCTTTCTTAAATCTGTATGTAGGATAACCTTTAGCATCTACTCCGGCTGGAATTTCTGGTGGTGTACTGTGTTCGTCAGCGGGTACAGATTTAGCACCCACAGTCGCACTAAGGCTAAATTTAGCTTTAAGTGCATTAATAAGCGAAGAGGCAGCTTCCATATCTAACGATTGGTATTGAGGCATTCTGCCTCTTGTAGATCTATAGCCAAAAGCAGTGGTGCAAAATTCCGATAAAGAAGATCCTTCTTCTTTTAAGATAGTGTTTAGTTTTTCACAATTGCTGTGATGATTTATGAGTTCTAAATATTCAGTTTTAACAGTACCAGAAACAATCTTTCTATCAAGATAGAATGTGAAACTACTACCTCTATCATATAGAGTTTCTTTCTTATCCCCAACTGCTACTTCGTACATATACTGCTTTCCGTCAATATATACATATCCTTTTTGGAATTTCTTCAGCCACAGATCTTTGACGATTAGAACGAATGCTTCTAATTTCTCTCTCCTAGAAGTTGACGGCCAAAGTCCACTGGTCGATTCTCCGTAAACAGCGGCGGCCATTTTACATTTTTCACCTTGACCAATACCTAACTTATCAAATACTATTGCATTCGCCCCATGATTATGTTGGAAGTATCTCCCGTTCTCAGAAATTTCGTAACGAGAACTTGTTCCGCCACCGTCATTAAATACTAATCTTTCCATGCTTGATTCTATTGATTACACTAATCAATAACAATATCCGTGGAAATTGAACCTAAATCATTTACATATCTGCAAAAGTCTCTTTTTGTATTCGAGCTACGAGCTTTTTAGCTATGATTTTAGTCTCCAATGCGAAGTCACCTTTATTAATCATCCAGTCAATATAACTAGCGTCTTCAGAGAAAACATCTTTGAAAATTTTACCTTTATTCTTACCGAAGTTGAAAACGATTTCTCTCTTACCGTCAATTTCAGCAATCTTAAACCTATTTGCTAAGTCAACTTGATCCTTTCTATTCTTAATCGAAAATTCTTCTATTTCAGCGTGTGATTTTGGAAGTGCATATTTAGCTTTCTGACAGTCGAATATTTCGATAGTTGCTTCTATGTCTGCTTCAGCTGCGTGGGCATTTTCAAGAACCTTACCTGTCATACGTTGATATGTACTTGAAAGATCTCTTGGTTCGTATGCAGTTTGAATAAGGAACGGATCTATAATCTTTCTGCTTCTGTGATTAAAAGGAATGCCACTTCTAAACAGTTCTTGTGTAATTAATGGGATGTCAAAATATAAGATGTTGTAACCTCCTAAATCGCAATCTCCAATGAAGTCATTAACCTTCTTTGATATCGTTTTGAATGTTGGTGCGTCTGCTAACATTTCAGGAGTAATCCCATGCTTCTCAATAGCTTCTGGTCTACTCTCCATTCCTTCAGGATTTACATAGCTTTTATACCTATCGATTTCCTTTCCAGCAGATGTCTTCTTAATCATACAAATTTCGATGATCCTATCTGATGCTGTGTTAATACCGGTTGACTCTAAGTCAAACCAAATGATGTCTTTTTCCATTTTGTAATTTTCTAGTTAAACTCTTCTTCTTCGTTCAATCATGGATGTTATACCACAGTTGAAAGGGTTTGTTTAATCTCTAGGAAGTTTGATCTCAATCCCGGCTATATCACCAGGCAGATTAGATAGTGCAATATTAATCTTACTTAAGGTAATATCTAACTTTTTAAATGAATCTGCAATTGAAGTATCTGCAGCTGCTGGTGTTTCTTTTGCATCACCGAGTCCTAATGCTGACTTAATGCCGCCTAATGCTCCTCCACCACCAGGAATACCTTGACCACTCAGTGTATCTTTAACATCTTCTATAGCGTCTATCATTGCTTCCAGAGCTGCGAGGTTTCTACCTCTTTCACTCATAGCTGCAGATGCTTCGAACAATCCACGGAATGCTTCGGCTTTATCAATGTCTACAGAATTAATAGCTTCTGCCATTGCTTCAAACCCATCAGCAGCTTTCATTAAACTACCATCATCGGCAATCTCTGCCATTGAAGTTATAAATCCTGAGAAGTTATCAACCTTTGATGAAAATTCAGGCTTATCGTAAAATATAGTAAATGTACCAGATAGGCTTTCTAATAATAACTTTATTGTCTCAGCAACTTTAGTTGGATCTTTAAGAGTTGAGAACGCTAATATCCCATCAGCTATGTTCTTAAGTTCTTCTCCAGCTCCTTTAACTGCATCGATACCTTGCTCAATTTTATTCTGATCCCACTTAATCAATCCAAATAGTGCACTTCCACCGTCAGCAGTTGTTTCTCCACCTATAGCTGCAAATGCACCACCGACGAATCCAAGTGTTTTAGAAACTGTAGCTCCTAATTTTTCAAAGTCAACATCTTTATCGATGAATGTTTGGAATGTCATAAGACCATCCGCAATTTGCTTAAGTTCGTCACCAGCTCCTTTTACTGAACGTATACCTTCTTCAGTTGCCGTTGACTTAATACCGAACAGTGAACTAAAAAATCCTCCAGATTCTACACCTTGGTCAGCTCCGCCGATAGCACCGAATGCTTTCTTAACAAATCCAAGTGTATTAATAACGTTATAAGCTAATGTTCCAGGCTGTGGGTCATTAGGATCTCCAAAGTTAACTCCAGTATTTGCAAAATTATTAAAGTCAATTAAACCTTGTGTGATATTTGTAAGTGCATCACCAGCGTGCATAACAGAGTCAATACCTATCTCAACAGCGTTAGGTGAGAATGCTGTTCCAAATATATCACCAAACATTCCTCCTGGATTAGCTGGGCTTCCACCAGCCTGTGCAAAAGCACTTGAGATTCCACCTAATGCTTTCGTAAGTGTTCCAGTATTTTCGTCAGTCCAATTAACACCTTGAAAAGCAAGCAACCCAGCTGATAATGAAATCAGTCCAAGTCCAGCTGCACCGTATGCTGCTGCTCCAGCTATCATAGCTACATTGTCCATAGCACCAATGAAAGTGTTACCTAGCTTTTCCATAAAGCCACTTTTCTCACCTTCTGGAGAACCACCAAACGCTGTTCTTACTGCTGTTAAAGAGTTAGTTAAGTATTTCGTATCTTCATCATTCCAGCCTAAAGCCTTAAATGCTGCTAATCCTATAGATAGTGGAATTAATGCCATCCCAGCTAATCCTAAAGCAACAGCACCTAAGCCTATTGCTATTGAAACTGGTGGAATTCCCATAAGAGCAAATGCACCACCAACTCCAGTTATTACTGCAGCTTGTGCAAAAGCATCATCTGTCGTAACACCTTTAGTTGCCAATGCGAATAAACCATATCCTACAGAGAATAATGTTAAACCTACACCAACCAGAGCCAATCCGACTGAACCTAAAGCTATTAACGGAAAAGCAAGCCCAGTTAAACCTACAGCTCCAGATATTCCAGCTAATATCATTGCTTGTTTTGGAATGTCATCTTCTGATACTATATTAGTCACAAGAGCAAACACGCCGTAACCTACCGAGAATAATGTTAAACCTACACCAATTGCTATTAGTCCAAGTGATCCTAAGGCGATAGTCCCTGCAGCCATTCCCATAACTCCAACTATAGCTCCAATCCCACCAAGAATTAATGCTTGCTTTAGAAGATTCTCAATTGGAACCATGCTAGACACAAGTGCAAATATCCCATATCCTACTGAGAATATCCCAAGACCAACACCAACAAGTCCTAATGCTACTGCTCCTTTCTTAACAGTTTTACTTGCCAACCCAATGACTGCAACGACTCCAGTTATAAGTACAAGAGAAGCTACCATGCCCAATAGAATTTTAGGTTCTATTATAATGAATAAAGTTGCTGCTGCAAATAAAGCTAAACCAATTCCGAATGATTTTAATGCATCCCCAGTTTTATCTAAAGCTTTAGCACCTTTCTTAATTCCCTTTTCTTTCATACCAACAATGTACATTACACCTGACATAATTCCAATGGATCCTATTAGGAACGGAATTGCTATCATTCCAGGAATAAGTAATATTGCTGAAAGTGCAAGAGATTTAGAGAAGCTTAGAATCCCATCAGCCATAAGCTGTAGATTTTTAGCGCCTGTTTTTATCTTCTTATCATCAACCTCAGTCAACTTATTGAAGATGTTGACTACGAAGTTCTGAAACTTCACGATTGATTTTTTAGGTACGAATGTAAATAAGATAAGCGCCTTTGCCATATCGGAAGCACCGGCACCTAAAGCTGAAAGTGCTTCACCACCAGCTTTCATACCTTTACTATCGCCTTTCTTCTTCTTATCTTTCTTATTAAATAATGACTTGAGAGATTTACCAGACATATTAGATAGGAGAGCTGTCTGAGCTGTAAGTTCACCAAGTATTGCTTGTTGTAAAGCATCGTTTACATTAACAGCACCTCGGATGACAGAAATAAGTTTCTTATTGTTTACAGCTTTACTTTTTGGTTCAGACTTATCTTCACCAGTATTAGTAAGTAAGCCAATAATAGTGTCAAGTTTAGTCGCAGCTTGTTTCGTTGACTGTTCAATCTTAGTCAACGGATTCATTAAATCGGCAAGCTGTACTCTTTTAGCCATTCATCTACTATATTTTTGGAATCTTAATAGAAGGTATCTTTGGGATTTTCATGTCAGTCATTCCCTTCATATTGTATTTATCTCGTTCTCTTTCGTAAGACTCAGTTTCCTGACCTTTACGCTCTTTTAAGATATCATTATAAATAGAAACGATGTACTCAAATTCATAATAGGGAAGTTGATCCAGCTCCGATGGTTGGACGTGCAACTTCTCCATTAAAATTACTCTGGCTTTAAAGAAGTTCAGAGTCGATATCGTAAATAACGAACAGACCTTTAACGCCCCCGGGAAATGTAAGTGGAACGGTGACCTCGGCACCGCAGCTATCACAAGGATATATCATTTCAGGCTTTACTGCCACTGTCATTCTTTCAGCTAATCGATATGCGATACTATACTTAATTTTTCCCCAACCTTGCAAAGAAGTAATCTGAGAGAAAATAGCTTTATCTGATAGCCCTCTCCATTCTCTGTGGAGATATGGAAGAATAGCTGCTAAAGACTTATCCCAATTGGCTCCGCTTTCTTCTTGATCTCTTGCGTAATCACTTACAGCTCTCATTACACCAATTGTAGGTGGTGCCATATTAAAGTTACCGTCATTCTTAGTGTGAATATCGTAACTTCTGCTTTCAGAATCGTAATATTTTGCTAATGTACTATCTTCCACTTGGAATTGAAGGTTATTAGTTCTAAGCTCAACTGATTCTTGACTGCTACATCCTGAAGTTCCACAGCCACTATTAGCTGGCATCATAAGTTTAAACTCACCTTCTTTGAAAGTAAGCTCTCTGATACTCAATAGAATATAAATTCTATCTCCTTCAAGAATATCTTTATAAGATCCTCGTTGCACTCCGTATGTCACTCTTGTACAAGATGCTAAGATATCATTAAGTCTAACATCTGCATCATGAAGTTGACCTTCATCCATTAAAGAGAAATCTCTAATCTCAGCAGTTCGAGCTGCACGTATATGAATTTCAAAATCCTCTCGGTAGAATCTTCCACCTGATGGTAAAAGATCAAGATTTAATTTTTGATGCCCAACCAGTTCATTAAGTCTTCTAATCTCCGGGTCATCTGGAGAAGTTCTCATAGTTTTATGAGGTGCAACAGTTCCTAAATCTACTGTCTTTGTTGAAGTTCCAGAAATACCTTCTGATTCTTCAAACTCTTTTTTAACGTTATCTTCGTGTTCGCTCATCTTAGCTTATTTTGAATTGTTTTTCTGTTTTAGTCTCTTCTATAATATGCTCAACAATCAATTGCCTTACATATTTAGAAATAGACATTGGTGGTCTTTTATTTTCCATTGACTTTTCAATGATTATAGAATTTAAAGTAGCTTCATCATGGGGTGATAAAAGTACTTGAATTTTTTTAGTCAATTTCTTCTTAGTAGGTATCAGTTCATCAATACTTTCGTTATACCCATAAGATGAGTTATCTGCATTGAATTCTCTTATCCAGTATTCTAATCGGTTCATAACTTCAGATAGTTCTACACCATCTTTAAACTTCTCTAACACTTCTCTAGAAAATGATTCTCTACCAAAATCTTTTAATGCTCTATTGATATATTGACCTGTGCCCATGAAGGACTTGTTGTCATTAATCGAATAGCCCACATAGACTTTCTGATTCTCTTTATGTTTTACTTTGAATATTACCATTTTGGAATATGTATTTCATACTACATATTATATATCAAGCTACATATTATATATCAAGGACGAAGCATAGAAAAAGGTACCGAAGTACCTTCATCTAAAATATGTAAAGAAATTTATCCTTCTCCTACGTTTTCGTCAACACAGTTATCACAACGGAATACCATTGTAAGTTCAGCAGGTTCATTAATATCATAATTAAGTTCATCAATGGATGCAGGATTTCCAGTTGGGAAGATATCCTTAACTGTTACTTTCCTGAAAATTTGTCCAGCTCTGTTATACAAAACAATAATACCACTTCCAGTATAATCTTTCTTCAGTCCCATCTCTCCTGTGGCTGGGTCATATTGTAATTTATACCAGTTCCTCATAGAGTTGTAAATGAAATTCTCATTTGCATCATTAAGGTTAAGTGAAAATACAACAGTAAGATCTACGAAGGTCTGAGTTGGCATACCAGCAAATGATCTATCTGCGAATTTAGATTTTTGACCTATAGCTTCAATAGCTGGGTTTAATAAATCCAATCCTCCAATCGATCTTACATGATCTAATAATAATGCTGTGTCATCGCCGTTCGGTGTAAACAAAGTTAGTTCAAACAGACTTGGTGAAATCGGTTCCCATTTGTTGTTACTCGTACGACTTTGAGTATAATGTGGTAAACTCATGTGTTATCTTATTTTTTTATATATTAGCT